TTCGTCTCTTAAAATTTCAGAAGAACGACCAAGATTAAAACCACCTTCTCCACCTAAACGTGATTCGGGAACTCCAAGTGCTCTAAAAAGTTTCTTTTGGAAATAGTTGACATCGGTAAGTTCACCAAGATTCTGTCCACCAGGTAGAGTTGAGATTTCAGTTCCTCTACCACCTTCTCTTCTTGGAAGCCAGAAGTCTTCCAACATGGACATCATTTTTTTATCATCACGAATTTCTCCAGTGTTTGCATCGTAGACCAACTTGTTACGATAACGAGTCATAACATCACGGAGATATTGCTCCGCTTTGATCTTTGGAAGATTGCCTACATCAATATAAAAAATTCTTCTTTCTGGAGCTCTTGATAATCTGTAGATTACCAATGAGTCCTCAATCATTCTAAGTTGATTGAGTGCCTTGATTGCTTTATGTAGATAGGAAAGAACACATTGTTTATTTCTATCTACTAGACCGGAGTGGACATAAGTTATTGCATCTTTTGATATTCTTGCAGCACCACCCATCCCAGTCTTATACTGTGATGTATTTAAATTATTTCCTTTAGAATGTGGATTGTACTCGTAAAATTCTTCTACTTCTGGAGTTACTAAATTAACTTTACCAGCGTTAGCAACAGCAAAACTAGGATTTAAAACTTGTTTAGGATCTTTCTTAATTTTTCTAACGAGTTTGATCTTCATAGGATCAATGTACCTAACCTCTTTAATGCCCTCTTGAGGTTTTTCTAAGTCAATAACTTTATGATAATAGATTCTACCGTCAACATACCAATTACGTAGAATCTCATGACATCTTTTATCAAAATCTAAAATTTCTTTGATGTATTTAAACTCTTCCCTGATCATCGATTTTAGTTTATCAGATGCAGGTACGTTTGATAGATCCACCTGAACTGGTGAATCATTTTGATCAGAAACAATTGCTTCGTTTATAATATCTTCAATAGCTCCATCGACTTCTGGATGAAGAGCCATTTCACGATATCTTTTTATTAAATCCGCTTCGGATTTGTATACTCCTTCAATATCAACGTATTGACCATAAAATCCACTGGAAACATAAAAATCCGAAGAATCTTCTTGATTCTCCGGAACAGGAGAAACGATAGATTTTTTAGATCTATCGTCCTCCGGATTTTGGATTTTAAAACCAAATAATTTAGGCATTACTCAAGTGTTAACTCTATTTCTATTATTTATTAGTTAACGACTTGAGTAGTTCCACCTTCAGCTTCTGCTGTTCCTAATTGAGTGATTGCGTTAGGATCTAATGCGTCCCACCACTGAACTTGAAGATCAACTGTGAATTCTTCAATAGTGTCTGCAGAATCATATGAAAGATCAATTGCACTTACTGCAGTTGGGAATACTCCGTAGAACTTATACGCTTTCAATACGGGAAGAGAATCTCCAGGTCCAGTTAATGTTGGACTGGTTGGATTCGAATTTGCTGAAGCAACTGATGATCTTCCAAACTGTTTTACAACAGCATTTCTTTGATACTGTGCTGGGTTGATAAGACCCGAGTTATCATCATGCTTGTTGATAGCGTTCATCCACTTTTCGAAAGCAGTTCTTAAAGTGAAGTCTACGTCATTAATAATTGTGATGGTCCAGACATCAAATGTTCTGTCACCGGCAACCTTCAGAGTTCTACCTCTGAAGGGAACTTCGATTGCAGCAACGTTTGAAGCGGGAAGATTCGCCGCTTTAATCATAAATCTGCTTAGTTCTGCAACAGATCTGGATCCATCGACACTTGAAGCAACGTCAGCGCCAGTGGCAAAAGATGGGAAAGCTAACTCACATTCAAATAGATTTGGTCTTGCACCACCACCGATTAATCTAGCTTTGAAGTCTTCAAGTGTTCTCTGAGAAAAACTTGGAGTGTTTGAAAATGCCATTTGTCTTTACCTCGATAGGGATTAATGTTTTTTATCTAATTAAACGGTTCCAACAACTTCTTCAAAGCTAACTCCAGTTCTGTTAGCAACAAAGGTTAGACCAATGAAGTTAATTGATCTTGCTGGTTTTACAAAAATATCAGCCCTAAACTGATTTGCGTCAATAACATCTGGAGTGTTATTAGACTCGTCGCAAACTACGAGGAAATCGGTGATTCCTCTCTTTGCCTTAACATCACGTAGATATGGTTCAACAATATTGAGGAAGTTTGTTCTTGTAATTACATCATTAAATTCAAAGAGTTGTGATCTTGCAGCTCTCTCAATTGTATCTTCAAGTGTCAAGAACAGACGACGAACATTAATTCTATCAAATGCAGATGCAGTCGATTGTGCAGTCTTATCTCCGAATAGGATTATTCCTGCTCCTGGTGAGAAAATAACTGGATTAATTCTCTTAGGATAAAGAAGATCTCTCTGTGCTTGCGATGGGTTGTATGCGAGTTTGATCGCATTGTTGATAACACCTCTGGAAGCTCCAGCTGGGGAGAACCAAGGATAGTTGTTAATTGATGTTCTAGCCATCAATCCAGCAACATCACCATTCAGTGGAATATATCTGAACTTATTGTTAAATCTATCAAACATATACTTGTAACCAGAATCAAGAACTGCATAAGAAGAAGAAGAAACTCCATCATAGAATGCAAGAATTCTTGATGTCTGAATATCACTTTGTGAAGCTCCAGATGTTCCAGCTACATTAACTACATTAGGTTTGTATGGTGAAATAGTTGCGATACAATCTTTTCTAGAATTGGCAATATCAATCAATCTATTGGCTTTTGCTTGCGCTTCAAATAGAGTGGTACCGCCAGAAGAACCACCAATTAAGAAATTCAAAGCTATGTCGGAAGGATTTCTAAAATACTCGTATCCTGCTACAGAATCTGCGAGAGTAACATCCATTCCCCCAGTAGCAGAAGAATAATCATATCCAGCAGATAATCTATAATTTTTGACTCCACTTACACCAAAGTTGACTCCAGAAGCTTCTTGACCCCAAGCGATTGCGCCACCACTTGATACGACATTTCCGCCAGTTGTGGTAAACTTGGCTCCTTGTACAGAATCAGGTGTTCCAGCATAAATGTATGCAGAATTATTTGAAATATATGTCTTATAATAGACATTTTCTGATGGAGAGACTCTTGCATCAGTTGCTTTTGATAGTCCTACATATTTTTCTATAAGATTACCTGCAGATCCGGTTACCGAACCATCATCATCTGCAACTACAACGTGAATCTGATCATTTTTACCTCCTCTTTCAGCAGCATACGCAGATGTTGCTGGTTTTGGAGCAATATTTTTCCAGTATACTGTGGAATTTGTTAGTCCAAGAGTTTGAGAATCATACCAATCTGTAACTGCGTTAGCAGAAGATGTTAGTAAACCTTCACCATATTCAGCATAATCTCCACTTCTTGTATATGTAACAACAAAACTTGTCGAAGCAAAAGAAACTGGAGATGCATCTTCAACAGTAATGTTTGTTGATGCAACAGATACTACTCTAGTGACGTATGCACTATTTAAAGTTTGGATTAAATCACCTGCAAGAATTTCACCACCAAGAGTTGCAGTTGTTTCAATAACTGTTTGTCCAATACCAATGGTGCAGTTGTTACTAAGTCTAAACTTCTCTAAAGATGTAGCAGTTCCTACATTATTAAAAACTTGATAATATGCATCTTCAAGTCCATCTGGTATTCTATTCAAATTGCTATTATATTCTGAATCTAGAATATCTGACCAAGTGCCAGCAGATGAATCATATCTACTTACCAGTTTTACATCAACGAAACTACCGTCTCCATTAACACCTATATTCGTAATTATTCCCTTTAAATATCCTTGGAAATTGGCTACGCTTCCTTCTGCTGTTGCATAAGATGTGTTAATCCCTACGGTAAAAGCATATCCTACCTGGACTCCAAAGGTTCCCATTCCGACTCTATAGTCAGCAGAACCATCGATCGTGCAGACCTTTAATCCATTTCCCCAGGAACCTGGATCTCTAGCAGCCCACAACCAGTCCGAATCTGCCTGGTGATTATTGACGTAATCATCTTGATTCGTAATTTTTAAAGATGCTGCAGAACTTACGCCAGCGTTAGCGTTAATTAAATTTGCAGAATCTACTCTAACAACTCTCAGAGTACCTCCATAAGAGAGGAAAGATGAAGCTGTCAACCAGTCTTCATACTGTCCGTCATTATCGGATGGTTTGCCAAAAGTTTGCAAAAGATCTTGTTCGGTCTCGATGAGAATTGGAACCGCTACGGGACCTTTAGCAAAAGGAGCAGCGATAGCACCGACTTGATCATTTACGGCATCGATTCTTCCCAGGGTTAGATCAACTTCTCTAACCTTAACTCCTGGTGATACTAGATTTAGCGACATGTCTTTCCCTCTAAAGAAGATTCAACTTGACTACTAATATTTAGAATTTGCTAACTTTATATTGGGGAAACCGTCAATGAACATACTACCAGTCAGGATATTCCCACTTATCAAAAACTTTATTTGCCATTCTACTTGCAGTGATTCTAATTATTGTACAAACCTTACATTCATATGAATATGCTGAAGGTATAGTTCCTCTATCTTTTCTTGTTAGATAAAAACCATCTATCAGATCTTTAACTTGACCACAAGATCTACACTTTCTTTCTGTTAAAAATAAATGTTCTAATTCAAACTGATCTTCAATATCCATTAGTTATAATCCCACATGTATTGCATATCTCCATATTCATCTACATGCCATCTATCTCCAGTTGAGTCTACAAAACTTCCCTCATCTTCCAATCCATTCGAAATAAATCCAAATGGTGCCATATCTGCTTCAATTTGATCTCTTTGATCTTCGTAGATT